GTCCAGGTGCTAGACTTAGTTCCTTATGGTGGTGGCGGTGATGCAGCTGATGGTGCAGAATTTGGCTACGAAGAAGAAGAAACGGAGTTTTAAAATGAGTGAATCAGATATTACTGATTGGAAATATGTAGCAGAAAGCGGAACTTATGATGTTTCTTTGCTATCTCCTGAAGCGCAGTTTGCGTTTCAAATGTTAGTTGATCTTGATAAAAGACAAACTGTTATGAAAGAAAAAATTGCTAATTTGCAAAAAGAATATGCAATTATGACAGCAGCTAGTGTGTCTTTTAATGGTACTGTATCGTCAAATCTTAACAAAGATGCACTAATTGATATTGATACAGATGAACCAGAACTTCCTGATGCAGAAGTACTTGAGGATACTTCCAGAGAGATCTAGCCCTCCATTCGGGTCACCCTCCACTGCGGGGGGTGTCCCTCACTTCTTTAATATAATTCGGAGAAAGCAATGGCTTTTGTTAAGTTTCATGTTGCATGTACTGCATGTGGCAGTAGTGATGCTGTGAGTATAAATGATAATGGATCAGCAAAATGTTTTAGTTGTGGAACATTCTTTCCAAACTATGAAGAGCCTGATAATGTTGTACAGAAACCTGTACATCTAAATGAAGTATACAGTAGAGAGAATATAACTATGTCAAGTCCCGTTATATCACAAGATTCTTACACAGGTGTCTTTGGAGATCTAAGAGATAGATGTATCTCTGAAGATACAGCAAGACATTATAACGTTAGAGTTACATATAATTCTGAAGGAGAAATAGATAAACATTATTATCCTTATTATGCTAATAATGAATTAGTTGCTCATAAGATTCGTAAAGTAAAAACAAAAGGTTTTACTAGTCAGGGCAAGATTCAAGAAGCTGAGTTATTTGGGCAGACTCTTTGTAATCCTGGTGCTAAGTACATTACGATTACAGAAGGCGAGTGTGATGCTATGGCAGCTTACGAGCTTACAGGCAGTAGATGGCCTGTTGTTTCTATTAAGAATGGTGCACAATCAGCAGCAGCAGATGTTAAAAAGAATCTTGAGTTTCTTAGTTCGTTTGAAAATGTAATTATTTGTTTTGATTCAGATAAGGCAGGGAGAGATGCAGCAAAAACAGTTGCAGGGTTATTCCCTCCTAACAAAGCAAAGATAATGACACTGCCAGCAGAGTATAAAGATGCTAATGATATGCTTAGAAAAGCACAGCATAAAAAGTTTGTCGATTGCTTTTGGCAAGCAAAGACTATTACACCTGCGGGTATTATCAGAGTATCAGAAAAATTTAGTGCTTGGAAAGATCGTACAGAAAAAGAAAGTATTCCTTATCCTTGGACAGTTCTTAATGAAAAGCTACAAGGTATTCGCAAGGGTGAGCTAGTAACTGTATGTGGTGGTACAGGTCTTGGTAAGACTAGCGTAACAAGAGAGTTAGAGCATTGGATTCTTAATAACAGTGAAGACAATATAGGTATCATCGCACTAGAAGAAGATTGGAGGCGTACAGTAGATGGTATTCTTGCAATAGACTGCAATCAAAAAATCCACTTAGAAGAAGTCAGATCTAAGTACACAGAAGAAGAACTAGATAATCTTTATCAAAGAGTATTATCCAACGATAAACTTTTTATTCACTCACACTTTGGAATCAATACTGTAGAAGAAATCTTTGCAAAGATACGTTACTTAATTGTAGGTTGCGAGTGTAAATGGATAGTACTTGATCACTTACACATGCTTGTATCAGCTTTAGAAGGTGGTGATGAAAGAAGATTAATAGATAATATAATGACACAGCTGCGTAGTCTTGTAGAAGAAACAGGTGCAGGACTTATACTTGTATCTCACTTGCGTAAGATAGAAGGCAATACAGGACATGAAAATGGTGCAGAAGTAAACATTAGCCATCTACGTGGTAGTGGAGCCATTGCACAACTGTCAGATTGTGTGATAGCTTTAGAAAGAAATCAACAAGCTGAGGACAAGACTGAGGCTAATACGACCAGGATTAGAATCTTAAAGTCTAGACATACAGGCGAAGTGGGTTTAGCAGGTAATCTTTTGTATGATTCTATAACAGGAAGATTAGTAGAAACTGAGTTTACAAATGCTTTTGTAGATGACATACCTTTTTAATACGGAGGATAAGTAATGTATGAGGACTTTTCAAGAACGTGGTTTGCTCTGTGCGCTGATGGCTCATTAAGCGTATTAGGCGATCACGGTGATTACGAAGCTGCTGATGCTACTGCGGAGGACTTAGGACTAAATGTTATTTGGCTAGTCTGTGGTGATGACGCAGCGCAGTGGGCTAACACCATCAATTCAAAACGAGGAGGATGAAGATGACTAGAGAAGAGTTTTGGGTTTGGTTAAATACTCATCCTCTTGGTGACTATGACATCCATGAAGATGATTACGGTGCGATTGTGATTGGTTTCCCTGTTGTGGAGGAGGATGAAGAAGAATGTTTTATCGAGCAATAAAAATACAGCAAGGATATAAAGAAGACAGACAGTCTTATTTTCTTGTTGAGAAAGATGGTTCTATTTTAAAGAAGATAAATAAAAAGGTTTTAGATGATGATCAAAAAATACAGATAATCAATCTTACAAGAAAAGGTTGGTTAGTAAAAGATATTTCAGAACTATTAGGCATAGCAGAATCAACAGTATATAGATACAGAAAAGAAGCAATAAAATGAATTTAGTTTTTGATATAGAAACAGACGGTCTCAATGCATCAGTTATCTGGTGCATTGTGGCTAAAGATATAGATACAAAGCAAGTATATTCTTTTTCTCCTTCTAATATAGAAGAAGGGATTGAGTTGTTGGCAAAGTCTAAAATACTTATAGGCCACAACATTTTAGGATTTGATATTCCTGTATTAGAAAAGCTTACTGACATATCTTTTAAGAATAAAAAGATAATAGATACGTTAGTTCTTTCTAGGCTTGCAAACCCTGAAAGGGATGGTCATGGATTAAAAGCGTGGGGCTTTAAATTAAATTACCATAAAGGTCTTATGCAAGAAGAAGACTTTAAAGAATACACACCAGAAATGTTAGAGTATTGTATAAATGATGTCGAATTAAATGCGTTAGTTTTCCAGGCATTGTTAACTGAGTTGACGGACTTTGATGAAGAATCAATAAAGCTTGAGCATCAAGTTGCAAAGATATTAAAGGATCAAGAAAACTATGGCTTCATGTTAGATGTAGAAAAAGCGCACAAGCTTTTGGCTACATTAAAACAAACGAATCAAGAGATTGTTGAAGAAGTCCATAAAGTTTTCTTACCTAAAAAGGTTAAGTTAAAAACAGTAGTCCCTAAGTTTAAAAAAGATGGTACATTATCTAAGCAAGGGTTGACAGAAGAAGAGTATGAATGTTATTCTAAAAAACATCCTACTCAAGTTCTTGCATTTGATAGATATAAGATACAAGATTTTAATTTAAATTCAAGAAAACAAATTGGAGAATACTTACAGGACTTTGGTTGGAAACCTAAGAAGTTTACTCCAACAGGACAACCTATTGTAGATGAATCAACACTCAATGCAATAGAAGATATATCCCAAGCCAAATTAATTAGCCAGTTTTTATTATTAAACAAGCGTGTTGCTTTAGTAGATTCCTGGTTTAAAAATTTAAAGGGTAATAGAGTTCATGGCTATGCAGTGCACAATGGCGCTGTAACAGGACGTATGACGCATTTTAAGCCCAACATGGCCCAGATACCCGCCACCTATAGTCCTTACGGAAAAGACTGTAGATCTTGTTGGACAGTCCCTGAAGGGTACAAATTAGTGGGCATAGATGCTAGTGGTTTAGAATTAAGAATGCTTGCACATTACATGAACGATAGGAGTTATACAGATGAAGTCCTTAACGGAGACATTCACACCGCTAATCAAAAACTTGCGGGACTTGAATCAAGAGATAAGAGTAAAAAATTCATTTATGCATACTTATACGGAGCCGGAAATGAAAGACTTGGCTCAGTGGTTGGAGGAAGCAGAAAAGATGGTAAGAGACTTAGAGAATCTTTCCTTGCTAATTTACCAGCACTTGCAAATCTCAAAGATAGAGTTGAACGAGCGTCTAAAAGAGGTTTCTTAAAAGGATTAGATGGTCGCAAAGTTACTATAAGATCAGAACATGCTGCTTTAAATACACTGTTGCAAAGTGCAGGAGCAATAATTATGAAGAAAGCTTTGGTTTTATTTGTAGATTCTATTAAACATTTAGATGCTCAGTGTGTAGCTAATGTACATGACGAATGGCAGGTAGAATGTTTAGAAAAAGATGCAGAAGAAGTAGGTCAAAGAGGTGTTCAGGCTATTGTAGATGCAGGTATGCACTTTGATTTACGTTGTCCTTTAGATGGAGAATACAAGATAGGAGACAACTGGAGTGATACACACTAAAACAGACCCTAATAGAACTGGAGATCTAGCAGAGCATTATGCTATAACATGGTTGTGGGATAATGGTTATCAAGTCTTTAAGAACTGTGGATGCACAGGGCCTATAGATTTAATTGCTATAGATGAAGAAGGCAACATTAAAAAAATAGATGTTAAGTCTTACAAAGATGGTAGACTTTCTGCAAGAACTCCTTTACAAAAAGCTATGGGTGTAGTGTATCTTCATTATAATTCTCTCACACGTAAATTAAGGTTTGTAAAACATAGACATGAAAAAAGTAAACACAGTAGTTGAAGATATTTATAAAGCATTAGAACCTTTATCTAATCAAAAAGCAATAGATGTTCCAGAAGAATTATTAGAAGAACTAACTAATAATTTAAAAGAGTGTATTACTCATTGGGCTACACCGCAAGAAAACTCAAAGCAATATATCAGAATGTCTAATGTAGGTAGACCATTAAGACAATTATATTTTGATCTAAAAGAAGAAAAGAAAAAGAAAGAACAATCAAATCCTTTTCTGTCTATTAGATTTTTGTATGGTCATTTGCTTGAAGAAATCTTAATCTTTTTAGTAAAGCTTTCTGGTCATACAGTAACAGATGAGCAGAAAGAAGTTGTTGTTGATAACATTAAAGGACACATTGATTGTAAAATTGATGGTGAAGTTATTGATATAAAGACTGCTTCTAACTTTGCATTTAAAAAGTTTAAAGAAGGAACACTTAGAGACGATGATCCCTTTGGTTATCTTGCTCAGTTAAGTGGTTATGAAGAAGCAGAGAAGTCTTCTAATGGTGGCTTCTTAGCTATCAATAAAGAAACAGGTGAGTTAACTTTGTATCAGCCTGATGAGCTTGATAAGCCTAATATTAGATATAAAATAAGTAGAGCTAAAAAAGCTATAGACCAGGACAGTCCTCCCGAACAGATGTGTTATGAGCCTGTACCTGAAGGTAAGTCAGGAAATATGAAGCTTCCTAAAGCTTGTGTGTACTGTTCTCACAAACATAAATGTTATCCTGACCTAAGAACTTTTAAGTATTCCAAGGGTTTAACATACTTTACTAAAGTAGTTAATGAACCTAGAGTAGAAGAGGTACTGTAGTGCAGCGCATAAATAAAAGTAAAAAACAAAAATTTAACAATACAATAACTAGATTAATACAAGAATGGTTGTATTCTTTATTACCTGAAGATCAGTTAAAGCTTTTAACTCCTGAAAAAATTCAAGAGCTAATGCCAAAAGAACCTTATTTTTTTAGCCAAGGACAAATAAGAACAAATGCTTATACTTTAAAATGGTTTAGAAAAAAGATAAAGAAAGTTCTTAAAAGGTCTAATAAGACTTTAGAGACAGTCACATTAAATGAGATTATAAATGCGTAAGCCTAGAGTCAAAAGACCTAAAGAAAAAAATATACCTAAAGGTTATGATTCTAAATGGGAGTTTGAGTTACATAAGAAACAATTAAAGACTTGGAGTTTACATAATAAAGCTGTGCCTTATGTAGTAGAACATATTTATTGGCCTGATTTTATTAAAGTTATAGATGGTAAGACAATCCTTTTAGAATCTAAAGGAAGGTTTTGGGATTACCAAGAGTATAATAAATATATTTGGGTTAAAAAAGCTTTGCCCAATGATTGTGAATTAGTATTTTTATTTGCTTCACCTTATGCACCTATGCCAGGAGCAAGAAAAAGAAAGAATGGTACTAAGTTTAGTCATTCTGAATGGGCAATAAAAAATAAATTTAGATGGTTTTCAGAAAAAACATTTCCAAAGGAGTGGATGGAATGAGCATTGATGACGCAACACCAGAAGAATGGGATAAACTAACACAAATTCCTATGAAAGAAGATTGGGACGAACCTAATGATCACCCTGTATATGGTGAAAATCCTTTAGGTAAAACATATTCTAAATTAATAAATAATATGGTAGATCATCCTCCTCACTACAATAATGGTAAAGTAGAATGTATAGAAGCTATTGAAGCTATGCTCACACCTGATGAGTTTGTAGGTTATTTACGTGGTAATTCTTTAAAGTACCGCTGGAGATTTAGGTACAAGAAGAAACCCATAGAAGATCTACGAAAAGCTCGCTGGTATGAAGAGCGATTGCTTAAGTTCTTGATGGAGAATCAGGATGTCTTGGGATAGAAAAGCAGAACGCACTGAAAAGTTTAATAAAAGAAAAAAGTCTAAAAACAAAGCACGTACTAGAGGGTACAGGCAGTCGCAGTTAAGAGAAAAGGATGACGTTGATGACATTAAAAACTGGCAAGATGAATTATTTAGGGATAGAGATTGATTACGATAAAGAAAGTTTACTTACAGAATTTTCTATTCAAACATTAAAAGACAGATACTTTTGGGAAGATGAAGAATATGCTCAAGAAGCTTTTGCAAGGGCCGCTATTTATAGTGCTACTTATCAAGAACACACTGACTTCGATCTTGCACAGCGACTTTATAACTACGCAAGTTCTAATTGGTTCATGTTTAGCACTCCTATCCTTAGTAACGGGGGAACTACCCGTGGTTTACCTATCTCTTGCTTTCTTAATTATGTTCCTGACTCAAGGCGTGGTCTATCTGATCATTATGACGAGAACATATGGTTGGCTAGTTCAGGTGGAGGCTTGGGTGGATATTGGGGTGATGTTAGGAGTAATGGTATATCTACTGCTAACGGCAGTGAGTCTACTGGTAGCATTCCATTCATGCATGTCGTAGACAGTCAGATGCTTGCTTTCAATCAAGGTGTTACTAGGAGAGGGTCTTATGCAGCGTATATGGATATTAGTCATCCAGAAATTGAAGAGTTTATTGCAATGCGAAAGACTACTGGAGGTGATCTCAATCGCAAGTGCCTTAACTTGCATAACGGTGTCAGTATATCTGATGAGTTCTTATACTCAGTACAACATGATTTACCCTGGAGGTTAATAGATCCTAAGTCAAAGCAAGCAATAAAAACTTTACCAGCTAGAGATTTATGGTGGCAGTTAATACATACAAGAGCAGAAACAGGTGAGCCTTACATTGTTAATCTTGATCGTTGTAATGAAGCTTTGCCACAGCAGCAAAAAGATTTAGGACTTAAAGTACGCCAAAGTAATTTATGTTCTGAGATTACCCTGCCCACTAGCGAAGAGCGCACAGCAGTTTGCTGCTTGTCTAGTGTTAACTTAGAATACTTTGATAAGTGGAAAGATAATGAGTTATTTATCAGTGATTTAGTTACCATGCTGGATAATACACTAGAACACTTTATTGATAATGCCTTAGCTGTTGACGGTACTATACATAACTATAAAATAAATAGTTTGGAGGATTTTGAAATTGAAATCGACAAAGATAAAACAGGCTTTGCAAAAGCCGCTTATAGTGCATATAGAGAACGGGCGATTGGCCTTGGTGCGATGGGCTTTCATTCTTATCTTCAACGTAATGGAATCCCTTTTGAAGGA